GCTTGGGTTGAGCTGCGTCGTGATCCTGTTCTCCCTCGCTATAGGGGCTTGCTCGGTGGCCTGGGCGGATCCATCTCCCCCTTCTCCTGGAGTCGTGGCCCCCTCGAGTACCTTGGTTGACGCAGCTCGCTACGGTCTCCCCGCCGGAGGGTCTGCATCGCTCACCGCCTTCCTGATGTGGTTTCTGCTCCGGAGGAAAGAGGATCCAGTCAGCGGGCACGCCGCCGTAGTAACCAAGCGCTTCGACAGTCTCGAGTCAGCGCTGAGAATGATGGCCGAGTGCGATCGGCTCTCTGCTCAGAGGATAGCGGATTATCAGGTGCGGTCACTCGCCCTCCTGGAGGCGATACAGGAGACCAACCGAGGCATCCACGAGGTCCAACGAATCCAAGCGGAAAAAACGACGGCAGCTCATAGGACACAAGCCCTTGAGCTTCGAGACCTGGTCAAAGGACATGCTACCGTTATCGCAGCTGTAGGCGGCTAGACATGGCTCCTTCGATTTCAGCCATCTCCCCGGCTACGGGACTCACCCGCGGCCGTACCTTCGTGCTCATCACCGGGGCCGGCTTCGACACGCAAGCCGTTGGTGAAGGGGACACGGCGAAGGTAGAGGTCACCTTCGGGGGCGAGGACGCCGTAGACATCCGAGTAGAGACAGCAGCTCGCTTGACCTGCATCACGCCAGCCAACGCGGCCGGAGCGGTGGACGTCGTAGTGACCAACATCGGACCACCAGAGGAGAGCGCTACCGAGGCGAGCGGCTACACCTACGCGATGCCTGACCTGACGGCCAAGACCAACATCCAGCGAGTCGTGGAGGCGGTGCTGCTCTGGTGGCGTCGCGACCTCCTGAAGAACACGATCAGGATGACGCACACCGAATACGATGCAACCACCGGGGATCTCCGGAACATCGTGGAGCACGCGAAGCTCCCAGCGGTTGTCCTTGTTGGCCCCACCCTGGACGCAGACGATGTCTACGGGGTCACGTCAACGGAGAGCTTCCAGGACGACGAGGACGCGCCAGTATCGTTCACCTCGCACAGGCCCCCTCGTCGTCGAGATCTCATCTTCGTGGTGGAGTTGCACTCACGGGGAGACGCAGAGCTATTCTCTCTGATCCACCACGCAACGGCCCTCCTGGAGCACACCGACGAGCTTCTCGTGGCAGCCCCTAGCGATCCGGGATCATCGGTGGTAGCATACCAGCTAGACATCCTGGATGATTTTGACGCCGGGGCTGGAGGGCCGCTAGTGTCAAATGTCCGGTCTGCCAGCGGGCGCTTCGTGGTTCGAGGCGTGACCTTCTCCGACGAGGAGACTCTGGCATCTGGGCCCGTCATCCAGGAGGTGGAGGATTCCCTAGTGATCTCCACCACCGAGCTTGAGTAGGAGGATCCGATGCGGAAGCGAGCCGAGCTGAAGAACACATCAAAGGGCCAGATGGTCACCTGTCGGCTGGATGGCACCTTCCTCGCCTACGACGGACCCAACGGCGTTGGGAGTCATGAGACCCTCACTATCCTGGCTAGAGAGACGGTGACGGTGGACGCCGCTGTCCTTCGCCAGGCGGACGTGAAGCGGATGATCAAAGCCAGGAGGATCCGACACGTTCGGACCTTCGTGCCGCTTCCGATCGATCCGCCGGCCATGTTCGATCTGACAAAGCAAACCTGAAGACCTGACGCAGCGGTCTCGAGCCGCCACCGGAGAGGGGAGAATCCATGTCCAATCTGCTGAGAAGCCAGGTCGCAATCCAGGAAGCGAATCCTGAAGTCAGACCGATCCGAGCGAGCGCTGTCCACGTCTCCTGTTTCGTGGGGATCGCCAAGAAGGGCCCCCTCGTCACCGCTACGGAGATCCTGGATCTGGAGCAGTTCACCAAGATATTCGGGGAGCACCGCGCCTCCACGACCCTCCGGACAGCGGTAGAGGCTCACTTTGGTGAGGGCGCCGGACGCTGCTACATCAGCCGTACCTGTCACTTCACCGACATCACGGACGCCACGACCTTCGCGGCCGTGGCCTCGAGTCTCACGCTCAAGACCGATGCGATCGCAACGGCGAGCGCAGGGGCTGTCACCGGGACAGTCAGCGCACCGTTCAACCTGGAGCCTCTGGACACCCTGGAGATCCACGTAGACGAGGAGGCGCTTGGTCCTGACACCGCGACCTTCACGGCTACGGCCGCTATCCTGAACGGTTCTGCGGGACCGTTCGACCTGACGTTGACCCCGGTGCTGAACCTCACGCTCAATGACGTGGCGATCCAGACCTACACCTTTGTAGCTGGTGACTTCGGCGCAGGCATCGCCGCGGCAACCCGTGCGGAGGTGGCAGCCGCCATCAACCGTGAGTTCGTGGGCGTCCAGGCTTACGACAGCGGGGCGGTCCTTATCGTCCGGACGGACTGGCGTGGCTCTGATGCTACCCTGACCGAGAGCGGCAACGCTTCGACTGTCCTTGGCCTGGACACAGGCCCCACGGCATCCACCGGGAACTGCGCCAACATCGACGCGGTCACGGCCGCTGAGATCAAGACGATTGTGGAGGCGGCGTGCGTCAACGGTACCTGCACGGTCACCGGGGCCACGACCATCACGATGACATCGGACACCACCGGGGTGGGATCCACGATCATGGTCGAGGTGGCATCCACTGCCGACGATGAGCTGGGCTTCGACAACATCAGCCACGCGGGCTCCGCGGCGTCTCCTGCGGTGGACACGCTGACCGTGGATGCGAAATACGAAGGCGGATGGGGCGACAACCTCGCCATCACCATCGAGGACGCCAGCAACGCCGAGGCGGCTCTCTTTAACCTCAAGGTCTACGAGTCCAGCGTGCTGCGTGAGACGTGGCCGAACGTGTCGATGCTCGACACTCATGCTAGGTTCTGCGAGACCATCATCAACGATGCAACCACGGGGTCTACCCGTATCACTGTCACCGACCTGGACTGCGGGGAGACCCCCCCGGCGGATCGTCCCGTCAACATCGCCTACACCGCAGCAGCTCTGGCGGGTGGAGATGATGGGATCGTGGCCATCGCTGACACGGACTTCGTTGGGAGCTCTGCCGGCGGAACCGGGATGAACGCCTTTGACGTGAAAGACGACGGGACCCTGCTCGTGGTCCCTGATCGGAGCGCCAACCAGACGGTCTCCACCGGGATGATCGCCTACTGCGAGGTGGCCCGAAAGGGTCGGATGTTCGCCCTGATCGATCAGAGCGCCGATCTCACCGCCAGCGCGTCCAAGACGGACCTGTCCACACGGTCCCTGGGGGCGGCTACTGAGTTCGCTGGTGTCTGGTGGCCACGGATTAAGGTCGCCAACCCGGACAAGGACGTCCACGGGAGCGGTGAGACCATCACTATTCCCAACTCTGGCCTAGTGTCCGGGGTCATGGGTCGGGTCGCGTCCAGCAAGTCCGGCGGGATCTACGAGAACCCAGCTGGTGAGGAGGTGGGCCGTCTGTTCACCGCTCTGGGGCTGGAGACCGAAGAGGTACGCAAGGACGCTGCCCGTGATCTGGTCTACCCTGAGCGGATCAACCCGATCACGAAGACCTCTGGAGGCGTGATTTACCTCGACGGCTCGCGGACCCTGAAGGGCACGGGCAACTTCCCGGCGCTGGCTGAACGTCTGGGAGCGACCTTCATCGAGTTCGCCATCAAGGCGGGGATCCAATTCGCCAGGCATCGGAACAACGACGCTAAGCTGCGACGCCAGATCCATCGGACGGTCTACGCCTTCCTGCTGATCCAGATGAGGGTCGGGGCGTTCCGGTCCATGGATCCGACGGACGCCTTCACCGTCAACTTCGGGGACGATCTGAACCCGCCCACGGAGATCTTCGCGAATCGCCTCAACGGGGAGATCGGGCTGGCCACGCAGAAGCCGGCCGAGTTCATCCCGATCACGTTCCGTCAGGATACCCGCGACATTCAAGCAGAGCTGGCAGCGGCGGGCGCGTAGCCCCTGACTCGAGAGCTTAGAGAGGAGGACTAGATGGGCTTCGGAGCACCGCGCAGCTATCACAAGCGCTTCAGTTTTGAGGTTGAAATCGACGGCATTGCCAGCGCTGGATTCATGTCCTGTAGCGGGCTATCGGCTGAGGTGGAGACCATCGAGATCCATGAGGGCGGCGGGCTCAAGCCGTCATCCAAGGATCCCGGCAAGGTCTCATTCCCGCCGATCACGCTTCGACGTGGCGTTACCACGGATCTGGACACCTACGCATGGTTTCTGACCGTCGCAGAGGGGACCTCTGGGCTCGGTCTCCCTGATCCGCTGTTCCGCCGTGGCGTGAGCATCAACCAACTCAACCGAGCGGGCGCGGTCATCCGCCAGTGGGACCTCGTGGACGCGTGGATTAAGAAAATCCAGGTGGGTGACTGGGACAGCAACAGCAACGAGGCCAACGTGGAAGAGATCGTGATCGAAATGGATCACTGGTTGTTGTCTGAGTAGCGAGTAGGAGGCCCGTGAGCGGCCTCAACGGTTTGTGTGGACCGCTGGGAGAGGTTTGACCTTCTCGGCAGTCCACGGACGCAGGAGCCCAGCTCTTGCGTCTACTTGGCGAAGGCTAGATCCTTCGCCCGTGAGTGAGTGAATGGACAGGCGGCCTAGCCTCTCCGGCTTCGGGTTGCCGAGTGAAGGAGACGACATGGCGCGCACCGCAGAAATCACCCTCCCCTCTGGCTTGGTCGTTGAGATCCGCAACCTCAAGGTTTCGGATGAAGACGCTCTGACCGACCGCAACGCCCAGCGCAATCCAGTCATCTGGAACAAGCTCTTGAGCAGCGTGATTACGAAGGTCTCAGGGGTCCCAGAGGGCTACTCTGGAGTGAAAGCCGAAGACTCTCTCAAGGCTATCAAGCTCTACACGGGCGACCGGATGGCGCTGCTGCTATACGTTCGCAGGATCAGCTACGGGGACATCCTGGACCTCGACTGGAGCTGCCCGTGTGGGGATCTGGTCTCCTGGAGCTGCGACCTCTCCCTGCTGCCGATCAAGTCCTTCCCCGAGAGCACCAAGGAGAGCCTGGCCAAGGGTGAGCCCCTGATCGCTTGGCTCCCGGATGCTGGGGTTGAAGTGGCCTTCAGACTCACCACCGGAGAGGACGAGACCAAGCTGGCACGCAACCGAAAGGGCGGACAGAAGCGGCTCATCAGCGACATGCTGCTACGACGCATCGTCCTCCTGGACGGAGAGAGGCCGCGGCGGCAGGATGTGGAGGATCTGTCCGGCTACGACGGCGACTGCTTCCGAGAGGCCATGGACGATGCAGACGGCGGCGTGGACACGGAGATCGAGGTTTCATGTCCCGCTTGCGGGAGAAGCAGGCGAATCAGCCTCCCTTTCG